CGTAATAACTGCCTTTTGATTTCCCTTTGCTCCTCGTCGCTCGGAACTCCGTTGTTGAAATTAAACAAAAATCCACCCAAAAAGCCGTTACGCAAATTGTTCACATGATAGTTTGCTATCCGCGCATCCGTTTCAATGTACGCCAACGCTCCCAAGTATTCGGGAACAGGGTAATATCGAACGCTTGGAGCGTAACTGCAATAGTAATACAACTGCTTTCCTAAGCGTTTCTCGGGATCAAATGGAACGTACTCACAAAGTCCTTCGGGTTCTCCGAACTCCTTCCACTCATCGGCATAATAAAAGCGGTCGCCCTCGGGTGAACGTCTGATATTGCCGAAATTTTTATGCGCAATTTGTGAAATTCGTCCTTGTAAGTTCCAAACGATTTCCAACGCAAAGCCATTAAAAATTTCAAAGTCCAAGGCGGTTTTGTAAAGTATGTCATTTAAGTCGTCGTAAGGGTTTGGGTTATCCATTAACCTTACCAATTCAGCCAACTGCTCACCCTGTACCTTTTGCGCATCGTAAGTCCAACCCTTACCGGTAATGTAGTTAACTTTTCCGTTAACAATAGCGTTGTGCTTTGCGCTACGTTGGTACATCTCCAACAAATAATCGGGGTAACGATTGCTTTCTCCATAAAGCACGTAATCTTTTCCGCTTACCACTTTGTACTCTGGTAATTTGCTTTCAAAATCTTGCTTCAATACCACGCCACTTTTTGGCATCCCATACTTATTCTTTTCTCTCCTTGTGCTCATAAATTTGGTTCAATATATGTAACATCGTTTGCGCTGAAAATAATATCAGCAACCTCGGACGTTAATACTTCGTATAATCCAACCTCCAACACCCTTAAAATTTCCTCACTTGTTTTGCTTTCCGCTCCTTCATTACCCTCGTAAAGTGTATACAAGCATTGACCACTGGGTATATCACCAATAGCAACATCCCAACTATCAATACGGTTAGTAAATGCAGAAAGATTGTCAACCTTTTCAAAACCATAAAAGTAGTCCGTATTTGTTGAAACATGATGAATGTTTAGATAGCACCAATCACCGCTTACCATGTTCTCGGTAGCCGTAAAAAATAGTCGGTTGGTGGCGTTCGCATTGATTAACTGCATACTTATTAAATGGGAAAACTAAAAAAAGTAACGGCAAATAAAAAAGGGAGCGAAAATTCGCCCCCTATCAATATGGAAAGTGTGTAGGTTATGCTTCGGTAATCGTAGCCGAGGTAACAAAAATTGGATCTTTCTCCATTGCGGTAATAGTCAAACTCATTCCGTTCAAATCACCCATCGCCGTTCCGGTAGCAGAAGTGCCAGTGGTTAGGTACGCTCCATTTTCGTAACCAATAACCCATTGAACATTGTTGCGGTCAACCGCTACAACTGCCAATTTCGCCTGAGCCAAAAGCTTTAACTCATTGCGAAGTACTGCCGTCAATTTTGGTAATGAAATAACTAATTCGGTTTGGTAAAACGTAGTGCCGTTCTCGATTGAAGAGGTAACTGTTTCGGTAAATTGTGCCGTATTCATAGGCAATTCATACAAATACATATCACCCGTTACGGTGGCAATCACTCCCGATACTGGTGAGGAATATGTAATGTCCTCAAAATTAGCCAAATAAACTTTTTTTAATCCACCCACCGAATCCTTACAGGCGAGTGAATATCCTGCGGTTAATGCGCAACTCATATCTTTGTTTCTTTATTTAATCAAAAAAAAGGGTGGGCGATTTCACCCACCCCGTTGGTTAATAGTTCAATCGTTCGATTAAGATGCAGCCATCATGAAACGAGCGCACTGGTCGGGGAAAGCGATTTGAACGCCTGCCTTAAACTCACATACGAAACGAACTTGGTCGGCTTCCTTAGCGTAGAAGATTTCAAATTTCTCTTCTTCGTTCAACAAGTCAGTACCGAAAACGAAGTGAGCCAAACGACCTGCGTACAAGTCATAAGTGCCGTTCAATCCGTTAACGCCAATCAATTTAATGTTTGATCCGGGCAAAGTCAATTCGTAGTTTTCAACTCCATTCAAGTAAGAAATGTTGAAGTAGTTTTCAGCAACCAAACCTTGCTTAATAGCAGTAAAAACATCGTATCCGCAGAAGATAACAACATCGTCGTATCCTTTAATGTCAGCAGGAAGGTAGGTTTCAAAAGTATTCAACAAAGCGATAGCGTTTGAAGGGGTTGACTTCAAAGAAGCAAAAGATAAATCAGTTGCCCATCCGTAAGCCGCATCGTTCAAATCGGTAACGGAAGCGGTAGCGAAGATTGAAGCGAAGCCAGTGATTGAACCGCTTGCGCCTGTTCCTTGCCATACGGCAGTTTCCAATGCCTTTTGGATTGACTTTACCTTTTGCTCGGTATACACTTGCTCAAATGGGATAGCGTTTGGCATTGATCCGGCTTGTAATTGAGTTTGCATCCAGTACTGCTCCAACGATTTAGGACACATTGCTTCGTGGACCTTGGTATGAACCGCAGTTAGGTTGCGCTGTGTAAAATCGGTGGTGTTACCGGTGCCGTCAAAACCGCAAGAGTTACCATACGCAAAAGCGGTGGTGGTATCAATAAGGTTTAACGCTGAAACATACTTAATGCCCACCTGCTTATTGATCAAAGAAATGGTGCGCGCGCCAAAAAGCGACTTTGTGATTAGGGGTAGGGTTTGTTGGTTAGTGTAAGTTGTTAACCCTGTAAAAGTGAAACTCATCTTTTTTTATTTTAATGCGTTTAATAAATTTTCAAATTTGTTCGCCTGCTTTGTTTTGGGGTTGATGTAGGTAAAGCTTGCAGGTTTGCTTACCTCGGCAGTTGGAGCGGATGCGATTTCTTCAACCACGGCAGTCATCGCCTCGGTTGCTTTACCCATTCCTTCCATTCTTGTCATCAAGTCAGCGATAATGCCCTCACATTTGGTGATGCGCTCGCTCATTAATTCCATTTCCTTGGCGTGATCAGGCAATAAATCATATTCAGCCATTTTCTTTCTTGCCTCAATTTCAACCTCAACTTTGGGTTGTTCTTCTTCGATAGGCATGATCTCTACAATCTTACCGCCTTCGGTTTTGATTTTTGCCACACCAACGAGAACGTGTTCTCCGTCTGGTGCAGGCACTTCGTTACCGTCTCCGTCAATAACCATAACGTCGGCACCAACAACGATTTCTCCGTTAATGCTAACTTGACCACCACTCTCTAAGTCGTACATAGCAAACGCTTGTGGAGTTTCAGTTGGTTGATTTGAAGACATTAGGTAACTCTTGATCTTCAAAAGTTCTGCTTTAATATCCATGTTAAAAAGTTTACACTTATAAAATGGGAAGGGTTAAAAAAGTGACAAAAAAATTATAGCATTGAAAGGATTTCATTAATCAAAACCATCTCCGCACTGAACTCTTTTTTTGCTTGATAGGGTGCATGAATAAAATCACCCTCAACGCTAAATCCTTTGAAGTTTCCCTCCATTACATCGTTCCACACGGCTTCGTTTTCGACCTTGTACGAACCGAACCACGTCCCCTCTGCGCAGTCATCGAACCCTTTTGGAGCGTTTATTCCACGGCTCGCATCGGTAAGAAAGCTTTCAAACATATACACCCCGTCCACTGGCGTTTTATGCTCTTTGTTTACGTTCAAGTGCAGGGAGTTCGCCATGAATTTAAGCGCAATCTTTTCTACCGTGTCCTTGTCGTAGGTTACGTAATACTCCCCAAACTGTTCATCCCTACGGAAAATCAGTTGACCGGGAATCATAAGTGGACCAGTTACAATTTTTCGAGCGTCATCTGCGCTAAATTTCACACGATCGGCGAACGCTTGAAAGTTACGCTCAATCGCTGGTGCTTTTACGAGTGCTACGTAATCCACACCCGTTTCGCTTTCCTCGTTAATCACTAACGAGTAAACTGGTAAATCGTTAAATGTATTCATATTATTTGCCTAATGTTGCGGTTTGTTGTAAACGCCGTGAACGGCTTTGCTTTTCTGATATATCGGTTTCTAAAACGTAGGTACGCATCGACCTTTGTTGCAGTAGATTGCCTTGCGCATCAAGTTGTAACTGAGTGCTTCCAATTGTTTGCGTTTGTTGTGCTTGATAGCTTGGAGTTGGCACTGAACCTAAACTTCCACCCATTGAACCTCCCGCACTTGAACCCGAAGCGGAACTATTAAATTGAGTTTTTGCAATTTTTGCAACTTGTGCCAATCCCGTTGTTAAAGCGATTCCTGCTTCAACAAATTGCGCCCCCGTTGCTAACTTAATTGGGTTACCCCCTGCGGTTAAAGCTCCCGTAACTGCCATGTAGGTATTGATAAGTGCTTGGGATAATTGAAACGCTTTATTCACTTTGAACGCCTTTCTTTGGCTTTCCTCACTTTTGCCGGCAAGTGCAGTAGTCAAATCGGAAAGTGCTTGCAAGCTATCCGAAACCATTTTCAAATTGTTCATGCGACGTTGTTGCCCCTGTTGGTCAATTTGGCTTAATGCCTCTTGATACTCTTTTTCGGAAATAATACCATCTAAATAAGATTGCTTCGCTTGGTCTTTCTTTTGTTGGTCATTAAATCGTTTACTGTCCATGTAATTTTTGAAGTATTCACGATCGGCATCTAACGCCATCTTACGCTCGTTATCCTCAAATTCCCTTTGTTCTTTTGCCCTATCTTCGGCATCCTTTGCTTCTTTTTCAGCTTTTTCTTTTCGTTCCTTTTCATATTTTTCTTCGTAACTGCGTAAATTTTCAAGTTCTTTTTGCTTTGCTTCTGCTTCTTTTTTTGCATTGTCAATACGTTTGGCAGTTTCTTCTTTTTGTTTATTGGTGTAATTTATTTCAAGTACCGTTTTGTCCTTCAATAAATCCCTTGCGCTTTGTACTAATTCAAATAACTTTTTACGCTCTTCTTCCGTAGCATTTCCAACAGCAATTTTTTTCTTGATAGCGTCCTGTTCGGCGTAATTATTTTTCAAACGAAATTCGAGCAACTGCTTTTCAAGTTGATAAACTTCCCTATCGCTTTTCCCTTTCGCTTTGGCAATGTCGATGTTTCTTTGCATCTGCTTTTCAATCGATTCATTCGCCTTAGTTAACTTATTGATTGCCTCCAACGACGCTTCCGCATTTGATTTTGTCTTTGCCGTACTGGCATCGTCAATCAACCCGAAAGAAATAACACTTAAAAAATCCCGTACCTTGGCAATAATTCCATCAAAAGGTTTAATCAAATTCAGCACTACCTTCTTAACATCGTCAAAGTTTGCAATTAACAACCCCAAACCAACCACCAACGCACCTATGCCCGTTGAAGCTAACGCCAAACGAAACAACTTCATCGCTCCCGTGCTTGTACCTACTACCGCAGTGTAGGCAGCTTGGGCAGCTGAAGAAACCGCCAAACGAAATGCGCTTTCCTTTTGAAGTATGTTTGTAATTGCCGTAACCCCTTGAAGCAATGCCATCGCTCCCTGCGTTTTCTTAATCCCTTCTTCAACCGCTTTATTCTCGCTACCAAACAAAGCCATCGCACCCTGGGCAGCTGCGAACCCTCCTGCGATCCCTTGCGCTGCCTGACTAAACGCATCAAGCCTAAACGTGTCCGAGGATAACGCCTTAATTGCTCCTTTGGTGTCATTTATTTGATCCTTTACTTGACCTGCTCTCGCTTGTAGTTTTCGGAATGCGTCTGAACCCTCCTCCCCTGCTTCTGACATTCTATTGAGTTCGTTCTCAATAGATTTAAGTTCCTGCTTTAAGGTCTTAAATTGCCCTGTGGCTTGTTGGGTGTCCGATTTAACTCGTAAAACTATATCTTTTTCTACGTCTGCCATTATTCAGT